GAGTGAAGGCCAAAAGCGTATGTTGCAAGCGTTGGCTGCTACACCTAAATTTATGGTGGTTGTTATCATAGGTGATACTGACAATGGCACAAACATTCAAGAGTATTGGCAATACACCGCAGACGGCAAACCATTTAAAGCTGGAATAGGATTTGGGTCTTTTAAAGAGTTTTACAAATTATGGTACGAATACGCTAATGGCAACCAAAGATGAAAAGAACGCTCTTAACAAGATTGCCGAACTCGGATGTGTTCTCTGTTCCACCATCCTTGGGTTTGAAGGCACTCCGTCAGAACTCCATCATATCCGCAGGTATGGAGGTAAACGGTCTGCATCCCCTGTCATCCCATTATGCCCAGAACACCATAGGGGAAATAGTGGCGTTCACGGATTGGGTCACAAGGGTTTTAGCAATAAATGGGGCATTACCGAGGAGGAGTTGCTGGAACGAGTCAATCAGAAACTTGGAAAGGGAAATGAGTGAACATAAATGAAACATTAGCCGCAAGAGAAAAAACCTATGGCGACTATGAAAAAGTGGCTTTAATTAGCCAAGTAATAAAAGACATTCTTAGAGAAGGCGACCAATACATATATTTAAAAGCTTACCAATTAGAGTGTCTATATACCTCCAGCTCAGCAAGTTGTCCTTTCGCCTTGGCGAATTCTGGAGCAGTTTTGAATATGAAATCAATCGCATCATTTGGGTCATAGTCTTTCATTTAATCATCTCGCAAATTTTAGTCATAAACTCAATTAAACCGTCAGGGCTATATTCCCTTTCGTATTGAGTACATCTGCGACCAGGCTGGCCTGTAATGCCACATATTGTTTTCCACGGTGTGCCTTCACGCACAGGAATAGATGGAACTTGGTCAGGTGTAATTCCAACAATGTAAAGATGTGTCCATTTTCTTGCTACATGACCAAAATGGTATTGGTCAATAAGAATAGTAAACCCACCGTGTTTGTCAGGCGCTTCGCCTGGCATTGGTAATGGCGCTTCTTTCCATAAACGACTGCCTTTAGGATGTTCTAATACACCACCGTTTTTACGCACTTTGTCTAATGCAAACCAAGCCAAATCTTTTTCATCTGGTCGTGGTTTAGCCATGTGACTTAAACGACCCCAAGCTCTGCATGGTGGGTGTGCAATTACAGGGTATGTTTCATTAAAATTACGAGCATCACGGTCAATGTCATAAACATCATAACCAGGTAATTGTTTGTAACGGCTATCTTGCCGTGCAAATAAAACGGCAATCATTTTAAATTCATCCATAAGCCAATTTGTGCGGCAGCGTAGCCAACCCAAATTAACGCATTAGACATAGAACCTTTGGTAAATTGCGCTATACCAACAATTAAATACCCAAGTCCCGTTGCTGCGACAATGTATTTTTCCAACATCCCCATTCCCCTTTGTTACCTAACTTCCATTGGTCATAGAAGTCGTTTAATAATGCTTGGCTAAAGTTTTTTTCACTAATGTAATTTCTAAACCAAGCCAACCCTTTTTTATGCCGTAAATGACATAAATACCTTACACCACACTCATGCCTAGCTTGTTCATACATTTGCGTTTAAGACTGTCGTATGAATCGTAACCTGTACCCAATACTCCAAGCTCTCTAGCTTTAGCTTCAATACCTTCATTGCTAAACATCCATCGTTTGTCAATTTTTTCTTTCTTTGGTTCAATTACTATTTCATCCTCATAGCGCTCACCGTTAAGCCAAGTGCTTGCATGGGGTATGTATTCTAATTCGGTTTCTTTTGCTTTCCAGTATTCGCAATGTGTGTTAATAGCTTTTGCAGCCATAAGTTGTTGCTCTGCGGACAATTTAGCCCAGGCTTTTCTTGCAGCTGCTTTAGCAATTTTTCGTGGATATAAAGACCAGAATTCATCAAACATTCCTTTCTCCTACTGCATTACTCTTGGGCTTGGAGGTGTTGATGGGCTAGGCGGTACTGTGTAGCCTGTATTACCAACAACGCTTTGTGTGTAACCGTTTGGTGTCGTGATAACGACTTGGTTAGGGTAAATTGTAGCGGTCTGTGTTGTGTAACCCATTGGGTTTACAAATTGTGCTGTGTTGCCCTGTATTTGAACTGTGCCAACATTGTAGCCACGGCTGTCAGTCATGGGGTAAGTCTGTGCTTTTGCTGGTACACCGTATGCAATCATGCAACCAAGCAATGCACCTAATAAACAACTACCTAAAAAGTCTTTCATTTAATTCCCCTTAAATGTTTACTCGTTATTGAGTAATTACAGTTTCTTACTGTTTTTTTGTGTTGTCACTAACTAAAAACCCTAAGTTGCACAAATACAACTTATAGGTATATTTTAAAGTCCTTTAATAGTACCTATAGGTATTAATAAGGTCTTTAATACACTCCCAAAAGGTTTAAGCACACCTAGCCTACCTAAGTGTGCCTTCAGAGTTCCCAGTAAGGAATCGCCCACCCAACAGTCTTGCGAGGCACAGGCACTATCTTCGCCACCTGTATTGCGCTATTTCAGCCTCTTACCCTTCTGGTAACGCTACAACCTTATGACGCCACGATGTCGTTAGAGCCGCCATCATAAGGGGAAGTAAGTGTACTACAAATATTTGTGCATATGGAATTCCCCATGAAACCCAAAGGTTTCTAGGTTTGACAATTCTCTTTCGTAAGAAAAGTATCTTGCAATTTCTTCTGGCGCAAATTTCATACCATTGCTAACCAAAAAGTCCCTATTTACATGGCAAATAAGGTCATCCTCATTTAGCGCTGCGTATTTAAACCTAGGGTCTGCGGTTAGTTCAAGCATCTTCTTGCTTCTAAGGCAAAAACCACCATTGCCAACTCTTACGCCTTCAGGATACCAAGGCCATACAGCGCCTATGTAGTCGTATTCTAAAAAACGGTCTTGCCAAGCGTCTGGGTTAATTACCCACCCATCCCATTGGACAATCAAAACAAAGTCCGTATGGATGTATTTATGCAGTTCTTGAAGCACAAATTTGCTATAGGCTTGTTTGTTATTGATACTCATGTGGTCAATAAACAACTCTGCGCCAAATTCAATACTTCGTTTACTGCGTTCTATAGCTTTTTTGGCTTTGTCAGGTTGCGCTGAGTCTATGGCGCAAATAGTGACATTACTCAGATTCATTTTGCTCACCAAAAGCGTTGTTTTTTGGCAACAGTTCAGGCCATATCAAATACCAGTTATTAGGGAATAGGTCTTGGCGAGTTACCAAGCCATGACTTTCTTTCTCTATTCTGGCGGCAAGAAACAATAATTGTTCTCTAGGTATGCCGTTTTTTTTCCATTGAGATACGGCTGCTGGCTCAACTTCACACAGTTTTGCTACTTTTCCTGTGCCACCAAGCAACTGCAATAATGCGTGTTCGGTTAGTTTTAATTTCATAATGAAGCTATCTTACCATGACAAATTGCGTAAATACAACGCTTTAAAAACTATTTGCACATTGTGTTTAAGTTATGTTAAAGTCTGTATATAGCAATTTCGCTATGTATTTAAGGGGAAACTTAAATGTCTGAATTAAATCAATTAATGCTGGAAATGGAAGAGCGTTTAGAAGAAGCGCTTGACAACATGGAATACGGCACAGACCTATCACAAGACGATGTAGATGTTATTCGTGCTGCTTGTGGCAAACCAAACAATAAACGCAACGATTTATTGCAGTCTGTATTTAACGACTTTGGCAATATTTTTGGGGGTGCAAAATGATTCAATCAGAAAGCATTGCAAACTTAACATTGGCTTTATCAATCGTACAAGGAAAACTTAGCCATGCAAAAAAAGACTCTGCTAACCCATTTTTTAAATCTAAATACGCTGACTTGGAGTCTGTGTGGGATAGTTGTCGCAACCTTTTGGCTGACAATGGCTTGGCTATTTTGCAATTTCCTGGGCTTTATTCAGAATTAGATAAGTCTATGTCTTTGACTACGATTATTAGCCACAAATCAGGCGAATACATTAGTCAAGAAATGTCTGTACCAGTTACCAAGGCTGACGCACAAGGCGCTGGTTCAGCTTTAACTTATATGCGTAGATACGCATTAGCAGCAGTAGTAGGAGTAGTACAAGCGGATGATGACGGTAATGCCGCCAGCAATCCACAATCTAAACCAGCAGTAGTTAAACCTAAAGAAATTTAAAGGGGAGATGTTATGGCTTTTAATACACCTTATGTACCCAAAGAGGGTAGCGGCTCGTTATTTAAAAATGACCGCAAAACAACAGAAACTCATCCTGACTATACAGGTACGGTTATGGTTAATGGAAAAGAGCATTGGCTTTCGGCTTGGGTTAAGGAAGGCAAAAAGGGCAAGTTTTTTAGTATTTCTATTGGCAAAGAAAAACAACCTGTAGGCTTTAAAGCCGCTGGGTCTGACGAATTGCCACGCAACACCATTGTTGATGACGATGTACCGTTCTAGGAGATAGCCATGCTAAGTCATATCAAAGATGTTATTGGCGATAAAGCCAGAGTTTCTACAGAGCCTTTTGGCGTTGATGAAGAAAGACAGCTAATAGCATTTGAGGTTAATGACTTAGCTGCTGTTATTCAGGATGTAATCAGAACTTGTGCAGACTGTTGCACAGACCCACAAAGCCGTGAAGCTATACTAGAATTGCTTAATTAAAGAAGTCAAAAGGGGAAATAAATGTCAGAGCATTGGTACGATGCCGTTACAGGCGCACCACGATATACAACTATAGGAAAAAATGGAAAAGAGAGAAGCACAACCTTGCGTGACGCAAAAGCAAACCCAGGCACTCTCGTACCTTCCGTTTCTACAATTAACAGCCAGCTATCTAAATCTGGACTTGACACATGGAAACAAACTCAAGTCTTATACGCAGCCGTTGAGTACCCACGCTACGAAGATGAAGAAGAAAAAGACTGGATTTACAGAATATTAGAGTTAGCCAAGCGTAAAAGCCGTGAGGCCGCAGAGCGTGGCACTATTATTCACGACTGGATTGAAAGCTTTTACAACCAAGAATTTGTGCCAGAGATGCCTGACTATGTCC